TTCTTTGCCTTAGCAAGTTCTCTTTTTTTTGCGATCTTCTTCTGCTTAACCTCTGATTCATCATCTAGCTCATCATCATAAGAAAACTTCTCACTCATAAGATATTCAATATCTTCTGAATCAAGATCCTCCTCTGTTGAAGCATAATAATCACGCAATAACTGATCTGGTTTCATTTGATCAAAATCAGCCTGTAGCTTCATAAAATCACTAATACCTCGTCCAGTTTCTTTTTTATAATTTAAGAACGCAGACACATCCTCTGGTAACCCCTGTGTTTCATTAGAAAACAAATCGTCAACAGATTTAATGTCTTTGTTATATTTACTCTTAATAAATGAAAGAACGTCCTCTTCGCCAAATTCTTCGGCTTCACTGACAACCTCTTCGTCAGCAGTAACTTCTTCTTCTACAGCTTGTTCTTCAACATCTGTAATAGTCTCTTCGTGCTGTTCTAATAAAGTTTCTTCAACTTCTTGTACAGACTTTTCATCTGGTCCGGGGACCGCTTTTACTTTTAATTCCATATTTGATTTAATTTATGACGCAAAAATACGTATTATTTAATTTAATTTATTAGCGAGGTTCAAACTCCGCTAGGTCAAAACCATCCAGCGTATCCTCATTTGATTCAAAGTTTATTGGAGGTAAATCCTTCTTTCTTTGTTCTATTAATTTAGATTGCTGTGTGTTTTGTTTACTTATTCTATCAGCTTTAGATTTCTCCTTAATATCCTCTCTGTCACTTAATGCTTTAACTTCAACACCTTTTAATTGCATGTTTAAGTCAAACTCAAGCTTCATTAACTCGGACTTTATTTGAGCCTCTCCACGCATTCTCTCAATATCAAATCCTGCCTTTGCTTGCGCAATCTGCATCTCTGATTGAGTCTCCATCTGAAGCTTTTGTGCCGCTGCTTGTGCCGCCATTTGTTGTGACTGCATCTGTGCCTGTTGTTGAGACTGCATTTTCTGCATCTCATAATCTTGCCTTTGTTTTTCTTTTCTCTTTCGCTTAACCTTAAGTAATTGATTAGCCAGTTTAGTATCCCTAACCTCTCTTATATCAATAGCGTCATCAAGATCAATAGAGTCTCTAGATAGCGCAACCTGTATGTTTGCCTCTAACTGCTGTTTCTCTTCTTCATCTGGAGCCATTTCTATAAATATACCAAAGTCATATATATGCAAATCCTTTATATCGTTAAGTAAATCTACGTTATACTTACCAATCTGCATAACAAACTCATCTTTGTAAGGGTAGTACTCTAAAGCATCAGATATTCTAGACGTCAATGCTACAGCTAAATCTCTACTCACATCTAAACTAGCGTCTAATATGTGTCTTGTTGCTGTATTACTATTTAATGCTGCCATTTTCTGTAACCCGACCAATGAGTTTGGATCTGGCATAGAGCCATCTCTTGCTTCATTTAATCCCGTAACATCCCTAAGCATTTGCAGGTAATGATTATAACTACCTATTAAACTAGCTATTTTACCTTGAGCTGAGTTTTTAGCTAACTCCTGAATAGGAACTCTTGCATTGTTAAAGTCTCCATCTCCAGTAAAACTTCTCCCTATTACACTACCTGTCTGGAAGTACAACCTTAGTGCGTCCTCTGGGTTATAAGCAGATCCATTACCTAGATCAACTTCATTAAGACCATCGGCATCTATAAACACACCATCAGGTACAACCCTTTGTATAACTTGTTGAAGTTTCATGTGTGTCATCTGTATAAGATCAGCAAACGGAATCATACGTCTTAATGTGGATTCTATCTTACCTTTATACATTCTAGGAGCACATGCGATATAATTTGGTGTAGCATGTTGAGAGGCAGACTTAGGTCTCACCATGTTCTCAGACATATCCCATTTAAGTATTATATTTGTCCCCATGACCATAACACCCTCATACCAAACATCTATATTTTTTTCTACTTTCTGAAATCCTCTCTCTTCCATCATTTCTGCTGGAGGATTAAACTCATCGTCTTTTTGTATTACTTTCTCACCTTTCTGCTTGTAAACAAACTTCTTAGTGGTCTTGTAGTTATAGTATAGTAATGTAACCGTGTCATTATTGAATAATGAGTTATTATAAAACTGAGTAGCGTTAAAATGATCATGCCACTGTGAGCTTGATTGAGAAATCTTCTCTAGGTCATCTTTCGTTAAGTCTGGGTCTATTTTAAGTACCTCATTTATAGGCACTGTTTTCACCTCACCCCAGTAGAAGCAATCCTTAAAGTTTGGATCTTCTGTATAGCTATATACCACATTAGCAGGATCTACATACTTAGCGACAACACCAGCGCCTGGCAGGAATTCATGCTTAACAATTCCAATCCCTAAAGTTGTTAAATCGTATATTACTCTTTTCCGTGTATCTTCATAATTATTCTCAGATAAAACAGTATTTATTACTGCCTCTTGAGCTAACTCTATTGATGACTTATAGCTCAACTGCATATGCAATGAAAGCTCATCATCATTCTCTGGTAAATCGTCAGGATTAGTATTGAATGCATCAACATTAAAATCCTCCTTTATTTGACTTAATAAATCCTTTGAAACCATATCAGCCTCAAGGTTTTCTTGGTACTTATTCCTGTTATCAGCAGATAATGCATCTTGTGCGTATGCCTTTACATCGAATAATCTATCAGACATTCCGTTAACTACTATATCTATAAACTTAGGTATAATAGGCACAGGTGTCCAATCCAAATTCAAGTGTGACAAATCACCATCTATTGATAATTCGTTTTTGTATTTTCCTACAGATTGCTCTGCTCTTGCGTAAAGCCTTAATTTATGGAAAGAATCCCATTGATCGTAAAACTTAGAACCTCCATTGTCTTTTCTGAACCATTCATACTGAATCGCCTGACCTATCTTAAGACCAAATTCATTGGTTTTCTTTATAGAATCAGGAACATATTGACTTGGAAAAGAAGATGGGTTAATAGATATATTTATCTCTTTCATCTAATTAATTTACTAGATATTCCGTTATTATTATATCTTGCAAAGTTAATGCTTATTTTGGACTCTTTTTTAACGTTTTTATATAGGTGCTGCTGGTTAGCCATTATAGCTAATCCTGAGCTTATTGAGGCATCAAATTTAGTCCTATTGTTTATATCAAACCTAGCCCAATCCTGAAGTGTCTTACTAAAATACATTGTACCCATCTCATCAGGGGATCTATATGTGCCATCAATATCAAGTCCTACATATTTTTCTATAAAAGTCTCAATAGCGGCTGCGTGAGCCTGTTTAACAGCCTCAGATGAGTTAGGTATGCCACCTAGCTCTCTTTCGGAGCCTGAGAGCTTCCTAGTAGGTTTATCTGGCCTGTTTAATGAGTAATGTCTGTACCCCCTATTCTTGAAGTGATAAAGAAGCCTAGGCTTGTTGTTCTCCGCAAGTATAGGCATTCCGTAAAATATGCAAGCCATAAGTACATCCTCAAAAAATATCTCAGCGGTCTGAGGTCTAGCAACATACTCCAAGAAGAACTCATTAACAGGAGCATCGTCCATGTGAAACTTAGTTAGACCATGAAGCGCACCGTTAGATCCACCACCACCTACTGTACCAGATATATCATAAGAGTCACACCCAAAAGACCCCAAATGAGCGTTCCCAGGCTTTTTTGAACCATTAGAAACGTCCATTCTGTTTTGTAGAATACTATTAGGCAACCAAGAAACTAAGAACCTCCCCTTCGGATCTGGTGTCCATATAACTTTAGTATCTCTTTTTCCATTCTCCCAATGAAAATAACCCCTAGTTAATACCCTGTCTTTTATTAAGTTATCGTTATAATCTATCTGCTGGTATATCTTAGTTAAATTAAATATAGATGACTTGCTTTCATCTCTAAACGCATGTGATTCTGTTCTTGAGAATTGTCTATAGAATTCATTTAACGCATCTGGATCTCCTTTTAGAGAGTCAACCTCAGCTTTCCAGTAATCAATAGCTCCATTTTTTATCATAGAACCATCAACACCTAGAACTAGCTTAGATGGCTTATAGAATACAGGATGTCCATACCTATCAATAAACCCCTCCATGTTCCACTCCATAGGGATGAAAAGTGAATATAACCCGCTTTTAGTTTGACCATTATTATTTCTGTCTGATGGATTTGAGTCATTATATAGTTTCTTGAAATTATCACCACCTTTATCTAATGCATTTGATGTAGAGCCCATCAAACATTTCCCTATTATCTTGCTACCTAAACGCAAACAAGTTTTTGTTACACGCCAATTATTTAAAATGTTATTTGGTTTAATCCATTTACCACTCTCATCATGAACTAACAGTTTTAATTTTTCACCATCATAACTGTTATCACCTGTATTCTTCCAGTCAAT